GCAGGCGGTCAGGTGTATGGTACTGTATATCGCCCGCTCTTCGGCGGCTCTTGGAGTAACGCTGCGGGTTGCGGTTCCCGTGCGTCGCTTTGGTTTTACGGGGCGCTGAATCTGAATGCGGACCTTGGTGCCCGGGGCGCGTCCGAGCCGTTGCGGAAACGTAGCGCCTAAATACGCGCTTCACGCCTCGTGGCACTTGCGGGCCGTGGCGCTTATGCGTGCACGGGCGCGGAGCACGAGCAATTTTTCGCGGGCGTCAGCCCGCGAAAAATTGGTATGTTAATTGGAGATCAGCCCTTTCTTTTTGGGGCTTCTTTGGCTTGTATGTTGACGCCCGATCTTCGGCGGCAATTGGAATAACGCTGCGAATTGCGGTTCCCGTGCGTCGAATTGGAATAACAGGGCGCTGAATCTGAATGCGAACATTGGTGCCCGGGGCGCGTCCGATACGGCGGGAAATATATCACCGGCGTCAGGGCAAAAACCCGCACGGCTGGACATACAGGCCATCCCGACAGGGAAAATACACAACAGGGTGATCCCTTGAAATAGTAGGGCAACCGAAACTTCGGAGGGATAATTTTATGAAAAGACACGGACGACTCTTTGAAAAGATCGTCGAGCCGGAAAATATTGAGCTGGCATTTACCAAGGCCAAGAAAGGGAAGTCTTGGCAGGGAGGCGTGAAGGAAGTAGAGCGGGATCGTGAGGCAAAGCTGGAAGCTCTTCGGAAGTCTTTGATCGACGGGACGTTTACAACGTCCAACTATAACGTCAAGATCATCCATGAACCGAAAGAACGTCAGATCTTCATCCTGCCTTTTTATCCGGATCGAATTGCGCAGCACGCGATCATGAATATCGTGGTCCCGATATGGGACACCATGATGATCGAGGACTCCTACGCTTGCCGGAAAGGAAAAGGACAGCACCGAGGAAGCAAGCGCTGTATGCAATTCACGCGCCGAAATACTTGGGTATGCCAATTTGATATTTCCAAGTTTTACCCGTCTATCAATCACGCGAAACTAATGGAGATCATCAAACGGAAGATCAAAGACGAGCGAGTGTTATCCCTATTTCAGGACATTATCGACAGTATCCACAGCGAAAGCAACGTCCCGATCGGGAACTATACGAGCCAATGGTTCGGCAATTTGTATCTGAACGAGTTGGATCAACTCGTAAAACACAAATACCACGTCCGCGATTATATCCGGTACTGCGACGATTTCTTGGTTTTCGGCAATGACAAGGCGGATCTGAAACGCTTGGCGAATGAGATCGAAGCGTTCGTCCGAGACGAGCTGCACATGAGACTTTCCAAGAAAGAGCTTTACCCCACCTCACACGGCGTCGACTTTTTAGGGTACAGACATTTTCCGACCGGGAAGATCTTGATCCGGAAGGCGACGGCGAAACGTGTGAAACGGAGATTGAAAGCTCTTCCGTGGGATCTTAAACATGGGCGGATCACGAAGGAGCAAGCGCTTGGAAAACTGGCGAGCGCGCACGGCTGGATAAAGCACGCCAACGCACACCACTTCCGGCTTGCGATTGGACTCGACAAATTAAAGGCAGAAGTGGAGGCGATGTAATGAAACGATTCTCCGACCTTCCGGCAGCTATGCGGGAGGTCTGGGCGGAAAAGATGAAGATTAGTGAAGTGCTTGGCGAAGAGATTGTGATCACCGGCTTCACCGTGCTTGCGTCAAAATACAGTAAGACTTCGGAAGTTGTCCGGATCGAGTTTGAAAAAAATGGAGCGAAAAAGATCTGCTACACCGGATCCATACTCCTACGAAAGCAGCTCGAAGCGACTGAAAACGAACTTCCCTATACGGCGACGATCGTCGAAAAAAATCATTGGCTGACATTAACTTAATGAAAGGGGATCATACTATGAAAGGCTTTCCGAAACACCTCAACAGCAAAGAGGATTATGAGTACATCAAGGACAATTTCCCTGCGGAAGAGTGGCGTCCCTATTGGCAGAGCCTTCTTGACGAGCGCTATAGATGGATGGACGATCACACGATTGCTGGTCCGGAAGAAGGGATCACCGACGACACGCACCGCGTTTCCTCGTACACGACGACCGATCAGGAAACGGGCGAGGAGATCACCGTTTATGTGCAACAAGAATACAAGCAAAATCCCGGATCTGATTTTTGGCGTCTTGGTTTTACCGTGGAAGAAGTGGAGGCAGCTTTAGAGGAGGCGGAGGCATGATCAGATGGTTGATTATGGCCCCTCTCTCGCTGATCGTTTCCCTGATCTGTTACATTACAAATCCGATTGTGGTACTGTTCTGCAATGACGACGGGGAGCTTCCGGGAATCTTGGCCTTGTGGCAAACGTGGGATAATTCATGTAATCCCTCGGACGTCACGGAAAATAAACAGCTTCCCTCGTTCCTTCTGTATGATTGGAACCGTCACTATATCGAATATAAGGACACGACGCCGGATCTTGCAATGTGCGGACGCGAGCGATGGTTCACACGCTGCATCGACAACGACTTCACGTTATGGGAATCAATCCAGCGCTACATTTGTCGAACGTACTGGTTGACACGGAATTGCGCTTATGGCTGGTGTTTTTGGATTTTCGGGATCCTGCCCGGTGTGAACTGGGAGATTGTCAAAAACGACGGCTTGACGAAGTACATACACGAGGCCCTCATAGGCTGGTGGATTGACTCCGCTTGGTGCTACAAAAGCCAAGCGCCTATGTTCTCCCTGTGGGGCTGGACAGTTTATCAGGAATGTTTCCTCGGCTATAAGATCAAGGAAGAGGCCCATGTGGACACGCGCGCTATGATCGCGACACGTGCGACCATACGCATCGAAAAGGACGGTGACTAATATGGATATGACCGAACTTTACGAGAATATGATTGGTACTGTCGGGCACATCAGCGAGAATTGGGCGATGAAGCTTGCCGGGGCGGCTTTTGTTGGCGCGGCCTGCTCGATGCACGGCCAGCTGCTTTTGGCGTTCGTTGCGTTGATTATCATCGACCTGATCACAAAATGGATCGCACTTGCGCATGATTATTTGACGAAGAGGAAGCGGCGGAAAAATCCGACATTGTGGCAGTGTGTCGTGAATATCCCCGCCGCCCGTTCAGCCGGATACATCAAAAGCGAGGCCATGAAGCACAGATTTTTAGGAAAGATCATCGTTTATTTGCTTGTCGTATTCGCGGGCGCAACAATAGACAATATCATGATGACGATGGATAAACCGCAATGGGCCGTCGTTTTACTGGCGGGCTATCTGTCGATCACGGAGCTGATCAGCATCGTTGAGAACTTGCAAGACGCAGGCGTTGAAGAAGCTGCGCACTTGCATGAGATCCTCGAAAAAAAGAGAGACGCAATAAAATGACTTCGTCAGAAGCCCGTGGGCGGCCGAAAATTTCCCGGCGTGATAAATCTATCGCGGGAAAAATTAAAAGCCGCCTGTCGTGCTTCTCTACGGACAACGCTTGAAAGGAGCGATTTTTATGACGAAAGTGTTCTTGAATCCCGGCCATGATCAATTAGATCTGAAAGGAACCCCGGACTACGATCCCGGCGCCGTTAATGAAGAAATGGGGCTGTATGAAAATGAGGTTGCCGCGGCCGTGGGAGATCTCGTTCAAAAATATTTGATCGAGGCAGGCTGCGAAGTGGAACTTCTGCAAAACGAAAGCCTCGCATATATTTGCGCAATGGCGAACCGGAGCGAAGCAGATCTTTTTGTTTCGATTCATTGCAACGCATACAACACGGTTGCGCACGGCACGGAAACACTGACGTATCCTGACGACAAAGAAGGGCACAAGCTTGCACAGTGTATCAATGATCAGATTGTCGACACGTTCAACACACTGGATCGTGGCGTGAAAGATCGTGACAATCTCGCAGTATTAAACGGTACGAAAATGCCCGCAGTACTCGTGGAAATGGCGTTCATTGATGAAGAGAACGACGCTGAACTTCTTCGGGATCGGCAAGATGATTTTGCACGAGCGATCGCACGAGGCGTCACAGATTATTTGTCGGGGGTATGATTATGCGAGTCAAAAGCATAACACCACTTTCGGATAATGAACTGTATCAAATCAAGCGTATTTTGCACGAATCACGCTGCCCGAATGAATCCCTTCGGGCGACGTTTGCAGATGGGTATCACCACATCGACGAGGAAAAGGGCGTCATATATTTTGGCGCCCATTCCTATGATTATACATACGAGTTGGAGGTGTGAATCTTGTGGAGGACAAAAAGGGTACTCTTTATTACGTTTTTATTTGCGGCATCGTTGTTTTTGTGCTGGCAGTCTGTTGGTTCCTGCTCCGAGAGCCGGACGTTCGAGATCAGCGAGACGCAGCTCGAAGCGTTACAGAATCACTTGAACGCGCTGGAGCAGAACAACAACGAGCTACTGAATCTGCTGGGCGAATCGAAGCTGGACTTGAACGAAGCGTCGTTGTCATTGAACGCGTCGAAGAAAGAGTTGGCGACGCTGAAAGCGCAGTTGGCAGAGCTGCAAGCGGAAACGAAGCGCTTGTCCGAATCGTTGAGGATAGCCAACGACGAGTTGAAGCGTGCGAGCGAATCCTTCAAAGCGTCCGAGAAGGAAAGGGATCGAATTGAAAACCGGCTGCGGACGCAGAGAAATATTTGGGAAGCCTTGTTTGCGGTTGCAGTAGGCGTGGCGGTGGCAAAATGATCTCCGCGTGCTGCATCGTCAAGAATGAAGAGGAAAATATTTTACGCTGGCTGCATTGCGCGAGACAAATCGCCGATGAAATTATTGTCGTTGATACTGGATCGACAGACCGGACGAAAGAAATTCTCGAAGAAGAAGGGATCTTCTATTTTATTGCTCCATGGCTGGGCGATTTTTCAGCGGCGAAAAACACAGCGATCTCTCGCGCGTCCAAAAAGTGGATCGTATTTTTGGACGCGGACGAATACTTTGCGGACGAGGATATACCAAAGGTTAAGGAATTGATCTATCGCGCCGAAAATATTTCGGAGATTGCCGGGATCTCCTGCCCGTGTATCAATCTTGACGGAGAAAAGATTTTGTCCGAAGGTATGCAAACACGGATCTTCAGGAACCGAGGCTATATAAAATATCATGGGAGAGTACATGAAACGCTTATGTCAGACGGGCACTTATTATATGTCGCGCCTGTCAATGATATTAAGATATGGCATACCGGTTATTCGGCAAACGTGATCCGGAAGAAGTGCAAGCGCAATCTTGAAATCCTGCTGGATGATATTGCGCGGCGCGGCGAGAAGTGGACAGACGCCTTCTATTTGACCGATTGCTATTATGGGCTTGACCAATACGAGGAAGCTATGCTTTGGGCGAAGAAAGCACTCAACTGCGGGAAAGTCCTTGAAGGATTTGAAGGCCGGATCAAAAATATTATTATGAGCTGCACGATAAAAAGAGCTTTATCGTATCAGTGAAAGGAAAAAGCCAGGGCGATATTTTGCCCTGGCAATTTTTTTATAAAAATTTTTGGTGCCGGATTGGTGCCGGTGGTGCCGAAAAACGACATTTACAAGCACGAATAAACATTTTCAATTAAATCATTTAGTTCCGATTAAACGCAGTATTTTCAAGGGTTTCCATTTACAAACATTTACACCTATTTACAAGTATTTTCATTACTTCCGATAATTTATACATATAGCCCCCGCCCTTTGTTTTCAAGGGGCAGGGGCTTTTTTATGCCCGTTTTGGTGCCGGAGGTTTTCGCTCGGCACCAAACTATAAAATCTGATCCAGCAGCGCGACCGTCTTTTTGATCCGCTTCTCCAGTACGTGGCTATATATCCGTGACGTCGTATTTATATTCGCATGGCCGAGGCGCTTTGAAACAAGCTCCAAATCTTCGCCCGCTTCAAGAAGCATTGTCGCGTGGGTGTGTCGGAGGGAATGAAAGCTTCCGGTCCCGAACGTCTCTCGACAGTATTTCCCAAAATATCGCATGGCGTCGGCATCGACTTGCCGGCCATCCGGCCAAATGCAGACAGATCTATTTTTTGTCTGACTATATTCTGATCCATAGCGCAGCCGGTTTTCAGACTGCCGCGCATGGGCCTTCTTTAATATGGAATGTAATTTTGTACCGAACGGGATCTCCCGCACGGACGCAGAAGTTTTCGGGATTGCTTGCACGTCGCTTCCGACAAGCGTCGTGTGCACGCGGATCATTCGGTCTTTCATATCTATATCATCCCACGAGAGCGCGAGACATTCGCCGAGTCTCATTCCCGTATGATATGCGATATGAACCGGAAGGCCGCACTGATGATCCGGAGGGAACCGGCGGAAGATCTTCTTCAGCTCCACCGGAGAAAAGACGTGCGTTTTCTTTTGCGGCGTTTGTCGCTTTGGAAGTTGTACCGGCTGCGCAGGATTGATCATAAGATAACCGCACATACTCGCGGCATAACCGAGACTACGTTTCAGTACGGCGAGGATAACGCTGACCGTTCCCCGGCTGTATTTTTCCGCCGTGTCGTTTATATACTTTTGCAAAAGACGCGGCGTCAGATCGACGATCATCTTCGATCCAATATCCTTTTTTATATGGTTATTCATAACCCCTTCGTACGTTCGGATCGTGTTCGCCCGGAAATTTTTCTCGACGACTTCTTCTTTCCACTGATCAAGAAAATCCGACAGCTTGATCTTTCGCGCGTCATGCAGCCGACCGGTGCGATCCTTCTCGTTCATGGCGAGGCGATAGGCGCGCTCACACTCCGCCCGTGTCTTGCCGCCCGCGCGGACGAGGCGCTTCCGCTTTCCGTTTTCGTCGGTGGTTTCCAAAGTATAATACCAAGTTTGACCGCGTTTCCTTATGTACGCCATAATATCCCCCTCCTCTTATCCAACGTCAGATTCTTCCTGCCCACAGTTCTGCGATTCTTTTTTCACGAAATTATCCTTCTTATAAAAGTAATCAATCTGCGCGTCAACGGTTTCTTTGTGCTCGTCGGAGATTGCGCGATACTTTTCAATATGCTCGCGTTCGCGTTCATCACGAATAATATATTTGTCCTCGCGAGCTTCAGAACGACGTTCGACCAAATCAGACTTACTGATCCGAAAATAATTCGCCATCTTTTCAATCTTATCTATGCGCGGATATTTCTCGGCGTTCAACCATGCTGAAACCGTGGAATACTTGAAGCCGAGAGCATCGCATAACTCGGTACGTTTTATATTGCGCTCCCTCAAATAGTACCGAATATTCGAGGCCATAATAGTTTTATTCCCCAAATCACTATTCATCTTTGCTCCCTCCCCCTGTGGTGAGTATTTTACACTTTTGGAAACAAAAAATCAACGCGTCCATAAAAAAATTTCACTTTAAGAGTTGACTTACACTTTAAGTAGTGATATTATGTGAGACGAGAAAGGGGGGTGTAGAGTGCGAATGACTTTGAAGGCCTGTCGAGTAAACTGTAATATGACGCAGGTAGAAGCGGCGAAAGCCTTGGGGACTACGAAAGAATCGTTGATCAATTATGAATTAGGAAGAACATTCCCGAATGTGCCCATGATTCAAAAGATCGAACGGCTTTATGGAGTCCCCTATGCCGACATTATTTTTTTGCCCGAAAATGATACTTTAAGTGTAAATAGCTGCGAATAGGTGCAAATGTTTGTAAATATGGTACTAACGTACCATAGCATTTCCCTTCGGGAAATGCTTCCCCCTTTGTCAGTTAGGAGGTGAGACGATGGCGGAGGCAGAGAAGGATCTGATCTTGGACGACGCGGATCGGTTGCTTTCATTAGAAGAGGTTGGCGAAAGACTCGGCACCGGACGAGTATTCGTCGGGAAGCTGATCCGCGCCGGGCTGCTTAATGCTTTGGCTTTCCGCAAGATCAAGCGCGTACCGAAGTCCGAGCTAACGCGCTTCATCAATAAGTATCTCGGACAAGATCTTTACGAGATACTCGAAGCAAGCGAGCGGGAGGCGACAGCATGAACATTACGAGCACGCTGCTGCGGTTCCTTCAGCTGGTCGGTATTGTATTCGCGCTTGGCGTTATGGGTATCGGGCTTTCACTTACGATCATGCTCGTCACTTATTACGCGCTGATCGCGCTTTGAAGGGAGGTGAAGCATGGCGTCAAGAGTTATCAAGTGCGCACGCTGCGGATCTGAAACTCCCGCGACGGGACCGCGGACGCAATACTGCCCTTCCTGCGCGTACATTATCCGGCTGGAAAAACAAAACGCGCGGAGATCCAACGGGCGGAAACACGCCGAGCACACGAAGATCATAACGTGTGAGATCTGCGGAAAGGAAATCGTCGTGAGCAGCAAGGCGGCTCGCGCGAAGTACTGCCCGGAATGCTCGTCCAAAGCGTTCAGGGCGTCCGCGAAGAAGTACAAGGACAAAGAGAAGAACACGATCATTTGTGTACGATGCGGGGCAGAGGTCGTGCTGAAAAGCCCACAGGCATCGAATCGAATGTATTGCGATGATTGCCAAAAGATCGTATATGCGGAGCTGAATCGGAAAGCGAAGGCCGCGGCCAAGGAAAGGAAACGGACCGACGGCTTGCAGGGGGATCAAAAGCGCTGCGCTCGATGCGGCGTCATATTCGAGAAGCGGGGATATAGGAAATACTGCGACGACTGCCGCAGCCTCGCCAAGAACGAACTAACCCGTACAAGCTACGAGAGAATGAAGAACAAAAGGATCGGGATCTGCCATCGCTGCGGCATAGAGTTCACCTACATATACAAGGGGAGCGAAAGGGCGCTTTGCGATGATTGCAAGAACATATACAAAAGCGGCTCGCACGCTGAAAGGGAGGTGAAGCGGAAGAAAAAAGCAGGGCCGACGCTCGCAGAATTGGAACGCGAGGCCCGGAAAAAAGGCATGAGCTACGGCAAATATAAAGTGTGGCTGGAAAGCCAATATCAGAAAGGAGCTAAAAAGAAATGACTGATCAGGAAAGAATGCAGGAGCGTATCGAGTTGTATTGCGACGCCGACAGGCGCAGCCGGATCGATCCGGAGCAGGCGGAGAAATATTGCCCGACGCTTGAAGAAGCGATGCTCTATGCGAAATCGTGAACGGACGCAACAAACAACGAGGACACAAAATAAAAAGGCCACGCGTCTGACACACGCGAGGCCCGATGGAAAAAATACCTTTCGTTAAGTGTAACACACAAAGGAGGATTTATCAATGGACTTTACTTTGAACATCAAGATCGAGGCGACGCCGGAGTTCTGCAAGGCTCTCGACAACATCGCCAACACTATCACGGCGGCGTTCTGCGTGACGGCAACACAGGCAGCGAGCACCCCAACGGAAACGACAGCACCCGCGCCACCCGCTCCGGCGGCGGAGGCTCCTGCTCCGGTATCGGCGCCGACGCTGCCCCCTGCACCCGCCGCCGTTCCGGTTGCGGCCGCGCCGCCCGCTCCTGCGCCTGTTCCGACAGTGCCGACGACCGCGCAGACGTACACGCAGGATCAGCTCGCACTCGCGGCGTCCGGTCTTGTGGACGCGGGAAAGATCGCCGAGCTGCGGCAGCTCCTTGCAACCTTCAATGTACCGTCGCTTGTGGAAGTACCGAAAGATCAGTACGGCGCTTTCGCTACAAAACTCCGTGAATTGGGGGCGAAGATATGACGGCCCATGCGGTTCTTTCCGCGTCAAGCGCGGCGCGCTGGCTGGCCTGCCCGCCAAGCGCACGGGCGGCGGAGAACATCCCTGAAAAAATCAGCCCGTATGCAATGGAAGGATCTCTTGCCCACGCCATCGCGGAACTGAAACTTCGGAAATATTTTATCGAGCCTATGAGCGCACGAACCTTGACCAGCCGAATCAACAAACTGAAGAAGGAAGAGCGTTTCATTTACCGTGGTGAAAACGGCACCTCGGAGGAAAGCGTTTCAGTCTATGACGAGGAAATGCTGAAGCACACGGACGCGTACTTGGATTTCATCAAAGAAGTTTCCCTCAGTTTTTCCGAAAAGCCATACGCGGCGGTTGAAAAGAAGGTCGACTTTTCCCATATCGTCCCGGAAGGTTTCGGAACTTGCGACTGTATTCTGATCGGCGGAAAGACGATGCACGTGATCGATTTCAAATATGGCAAGGGCGTACCGGTCAGCGCAGAACACAATCCGCAGATGCAGCTTTACGCGCTGGGCGCGCTCGCAATGTACGGCTTTTTGTATCCGATTGAGACGATCAAGCTTTCAATCGTGCAGCCCCGCATAGACAATACGTCAACGTGGGAGCTGAAGGTTGGAGAACTGACCGCATGGGGCGAAAGCATAAAGCCGATTGCGAAGCAAGCCTTCGAGGGCGGCGGAGAATTCAAGCCGGGCGACCATTGCCGCTTTTGTAAATTGAAAGGCAACTGCCGGGCACGGACGGAGGAGGCGTTCAAATCCGTACCGACAGCGGAGAAGCCGAAAGAAACCTTGACCGATGCGGAGATCAGCGAGGCGCTTGCAAAGGCCGACTTTCTCCAAGCATGGGCGAAAGATCTCCAAGAGTTTTCCTTGAAAAAGCTCCTCGACGGAGGAGAGATCCCCGGATGGAAGGCCGTACACGGGCGCGCCGTCAGGCGCTTCACCGATGCAGATGCGGCGTTCAAGGCGATCATGGCGGCGGGCGTCGAAGAGGCTATGCTTTATGAGCGCAAGCCGTTGACGCTGGCCGCGATCGAGAAGGTAATGGGTAAGCAGCCTTTCGCGGAAGCGGCAGGCGCGTACATCGAGACGCCTCCGGGCAAGCCGACGCTTGTCCCGGAGAGCGACAAACGAGAGGCGATCAAAAAGCCCTCGGCAGAAGAAGCGTTCCAAAATATTAAATAAAAAGGAGTAATGAAAAATGGCATTGACTAACAGAGACGTAACGACGGGTGTAGCAAGACTTTCTTATGAGCACGTATTCCAACCGTACGCGCGCAACGCAAACGACACGCCGAAATTTTCGACGACGATCCTCGTCCCGAAGTCTGACACGGCGACGAAGGCGGCGATCGACGCCGCGATTGAAGCCGCGAAGCAGCAGGGGATTTCCAAAGCGTTCGGCGGACAGCTGCCGCCGGTTGTCGCGATCCCGGTTCATGACGGCGACGGCGCTCGTCCTTCCGATGGTATGCCTTTCGGTGCGGAATGTAAAGGGCATTGGGTATTTACCGCGAGCAACAAGAACCGGCCGGAGGTTGTCGGTATGGATCGGAAGCCGATCCTCGACGAGAGCGAGATCTACAGCGGCGTCTATGCGTACGTGAATGTTACCTTCTTCCCGTACAATACGAACGGCCGGAAAGGAATCGGCTGCGCGCTTAACTGCTTGATGAAGGCAAAGGACGGCGAGCCGCTCGGATCGAAGATCACAGCGGCGGACGCGTTCGCTGGTATTCCTATGGGCGCGGTCGATCCGATCACCGGCGCGCCCATGGCATGACGGCCCCTGACTGCTCCAAGCTGCATATAGATATTGAAACGTATTCCTCGGTAGACATTGGGAAGGCGGGGCTTCACAAATACGTGCAAGCCCCGGACTTCCAAATTTTACTGTTTGCATACAGTCTCAATGATCAACCGGTGGAGATCGTAGATCTTGCACGCGGGGAGCAAATACCGACGGAGATCCTCGATGCGCTTTCGGATCCTTCCTGTCTCAAATACGCATACAACGCTGCCTTTGAATGGACGTGCCTTTCAAAGTGGTTTTGGCAGGCGTACTCGATCGACCAATGGCGCTGCTCTATGCTGCACGGTTGCTATTGCGGATTTCCTGCCGGCCTCGGCTTGATCGGAACCGCACTCGGATTTGAAGAGGACAAGAAGAAACTCGCGACCGGCAAAGCACTGATCAAACTTTTCTGCACGAAACACGCCCGCGGGCAGCAGGGTACGATTTGGGATACCGAACGGATTCAGCCGGACATGGAACCGGAGAAGTGGGAACTATTCAAAGAGTACTGCAAGCAAGACGTCGTTACAGAAATGGAAGTAGAGCGCCGGTTGGAAGAATGGCCGGTACCGGCTACCGTTCAAAGAGAGTGGGAGCTGGACGTACTGACGAACGCCGTCGGCGTAAAGATCGACACGGATCTTGTCGAAGGCGCGCTTGCCTGCCACGCGGAGATCACGGCGGAGCTGACGGCGAAGGCCAAAGAGATCACCGGCCTTGCGAACCCTAACAGCCCGACACAAATGAAGAACTGGTTGGAAGGGCAGCTTGGGCATGAAGTACCGAATCTGACAAAGGCGACCGTCGCGGATCTGATCGCTGAAATACCGGAGGACGCGCCGGCGAAGAAGGCCCTCGCGATCCGGCAGGAGCTTGCCAAGACGAGCGTAAAGAAGTATGACGCCATGCGGGCGGCCGTGTGTGAAGATGGTAGAGTTCGCGGGCTGCTGCAATTTTACGGGGCGCGTACCGGCAGATGGGCGGGGCGGTTAGTGCAAGTCCAAAACCTCCCCCGAAATTATCTTGAAAGTTTGGACTCGGCGCGGCAGCTGGTAAAGACTCGAAAGACGGACGCGCTGAAGCTGATCTATGGAAACGTACCGGATACACTTTCGCAGCTGATCAGGACGGCGTTCATCCCGTCGACGGAAAATCATGTGATGGTTGTCGCAGATTTCTCGGCGATCGAGGCCCGCGTGATCTCGTGGCTGGCCGGGGAAGAATGGAGGCTCGAAGCTTTCCGGCAGGGCAAGGATATTTACTGCGAGTCAGCAAGTCAAATGTTCGGCGTACCGGTGGAGAAGCACGGGCAAAATTCGCACCTCCGGCAAAAAGGAAAGATCGCGGAATTGGCCCTCGGCTATCAGGGCGGCGTCGGCGCGCTGAAGGCGATGGGCGCCGACAAGATGGGCCTATCGGACGAAGAGCTGCAAGAGATCGTCACGCGCTGGCGTAAGGCTAACCCTAAGATCGTGGAGTTTTGGGGCAGCGTCGAAGAATCGGCGTATACGGCATTGACGTTTCCGCCCTGCCGCCCGCAATTAGAAGAACCGTATACTCAAATATGCGGCCAACCCGCGATCAAATTCTGCCACAGGAAGGACAAATATGATCTTTCCATGCTGACGATCGAGATCCCCAGTGGACGAAAACTTTTCTATCCGAACCCGTGCGTCGGCACGAACAAGAAAGGCTTTGCCGCGATCCATTATGATGGACTCAATACAGCGAATAAGTGGGCGCGGCTCGAAACCTACGGCGGGAAATTAACAGAGAATATCGTGCAGGCGGTTGCGCGGGATTGTCTCTCGGTCACGCTGAACCGTATGAACCTGAACGGATACCACACAGTAATGCACATTCACGATGAAGTAGTCCTTGACGTCTTGGAGGAAAACGCGGATCTCAACGCTGCGGTTCGCCTGATGTGCGAACCGATCTCGTGGGCACCCGGCCTTCCATTAAACGCAGACGGTTTCATTAGTACCTATTACAAAAAAGATTAGGAGGGCTTGGCTATGGAGAATTTTAATCGCGAGCTGCGGATCTCCACAGCAGGCAGCCGAAAAGCAACGCTTTGGAAGCAAGAGACGATCCTTTGGTCAGATTTTGTGTCGCGTCTCGCGACGCCGGTTAGATCTGAAGAGTCTCTCCGAACGTATCTCGGCTTGCCAAAGGCGCGCCAAGACGAGCTGAAGGACGTCGGCGGTTTTGTCGGGGGCGCCCTTCGAGGCGGACGCCGGAAGGCTGCGAACGTTACGAGCCGGGATCTCGTCGCGTTGGATCTCGACGCGATCCCGGAGGGCGGAACGGACGACGTACTGAAACGGATCGACGGCCTCGGCTGCGCGTATGTGGTTTACTCGACACGGAAACACGACGCTGCGAAGCCCCGCCTGCGCGTGCTCCTTCCGACAGATCGGAGCATGACGGCAGAGGAGTACGAACCGATCGCGCGCAAAATGGCTGACCTCATAGGGATTTCGCTTTGCGATCCGACGACGTTCGACGCGTCGCGCCTGATGTATTATCCAAGCTGCTGCAAGGATGGGAAATATGTTTTCACCTATGGCGACAAGCCCGCGCTGCAAGCTGACGGCATACTTGCCATGTATAAGGATTGGCGGAATTATCGCGAATGGCCGCAAGTCCCCGGACACGAGGACAAGCAGCGGGCGGCGCTGGCGAAGCAGCAGGATCCGGCAGAGAAGGAAGGCGTGATCGGCGCCTTCTGCCGGACGTACTCGATCTACGATGTAATGGAAAAGTTCTTGCCGGGCGTCTATGATCCGATCCCTGGCATGGACGACCGCTTCACGTTCGCGGGCGGTACGACGACCGGCGGCGCGATCGTGTACGGCGATGGAAAATTCCTTTACTCGCACCACGCGACGGATCCGTGCAGCGGGCAGCTCGTCAATGCGTTCGATCTTCTCCGGCTGCATAAGTTCGGAGATCTCGACGCGGAGGCGAAGGACGGAACGCCGACGAATAAGCTGCCGAGTTATCTCGCGGCCTGCCGCTTTGCGGTGTCCGATGAACAAGTTGCCTCGAAGCTGAACCGCGAGCGGTACGATAAGACAATGGAGGCGTTCGCGAATATCGAGGCGCCGGAGGCATCGCCGGAAGAAGAGAAGGAATGGAAGAACCGCGACCGGCTGGATCTTTCCCCGACGACGGGCAAGCCGGAGAAGTCGATCAAGAACGTACAGACGGCGCTCGAATTATATCCGACGCTGCGGGGCCGCGTCCGTTTCGACGAATTTTCGGAGTACGTGATCGGCATCGCGCCGCTTCCGTGGAGCGGACGCGAGAAAGAGAGCGGGCCTTTTAGATGGAAGGACGAGGACGACGCCGGACTTCGGGATTATTTGGAAAGGATCCTGCAATTTCGGAGCCGCGACGTGATCGACGACGGCCTGATCCTCACGGCGAAGAAGCACGGATTCAACCCGATCCATGAATACTTCGACAGTCTCACATGGGACGGGACGCCAAGACTCGACACGCTTTTTATTGATTATCTCGGTGCGGAGGATTGCGCGTATACGCGGGAGGTCACGCGTAAATCTTTTACGGCTGCCGTCGCGCGGGCGAAAGAGCCGGGGGTTAAGTATGACACCATGACCGTGATCCGAGGGCCGCAGGGAATCGGAAAGTCAACGCTGCTGCGATTGATGGGGCGGGCGTGGTACACGAACAGCCTGCGGAGTTTTGAAGGAAAAGACGCGGCGGAAATGCTGCAAGGAATTTGGATCGTCGAAGTGGACGAGCTGGATCTGATGAAGAAGGGCGACGTCCGGGAGATCAAGAGTTATCTTTCCCGGTGCGAGGATCACTACCGTGCGGCCTATGCGCGGAAAACGGAGAAGCACCCGCGCCGGTGCGTGATCTTCGGGACGACGAATGATGATGAATATTTATTTGATGTGACAGGGAACCGGCGCTTTCTGCCGATAGAGGCGGGCGTTACGACCGCGCCGCGTTCCGTGTTCACGGAGCTGACGGAGGAGGAGATCGGCCAAGTTTGGGCCGAGGCATACGTTCGCTGGCAGATGGGAGAGTCCTTGATTCTGTCACCGGATATGGAGGAGGAAGCGGAGAAGCGCCGCCGCGCGCGGACAGAACGCGATCCGATTTTAGGAATGATCGAAGAGTTTGTGGATCAGAAGATCCCGAAGGATTGGAAAGAGTGGCCGAAGTCCACGCGTAAAATGTTTTGGAGCGGCAGCATGGCTATTCCTGAAGATCAACTTGTAGAGCGTGATCGGATTTGCGCGCAGGAAATTTGGGCGGAAATGCTGGGCGAGTATTACAGGATCCCCCAAAGGCGAGATACGATCAGGATCAATAACGCACTGAAGCAGCTGGCCGGATGGGAACCCGCAGGATTGCAGCGTTTCGGCGCTGACTACGGGCGTCAAAGGGGATTTATTCGGAAGAAAAATTTTGTCAACAAAGGTGTCAACAAAGTATAGGTTAGAATGTTGACAATGTTGACAAACTAACAAATGTTCGTCAACATTGTCAACAAAAATTATGCAGAATGTTGACAGTTATGTTGACAAACAAATACAGTAATTTCAAGGCGTTATAGTAATTTGTCAACATTGTCAACATACTTTTCCTATATAGGAGAAAAATAGGTAAATATAGCAGATATAACGCCTAATTAAAATATCCTATACGCGTGCGCGCGTGAAATGTTGACAGGAGGCGAACGAATGTGCTGGAAAAATCGGTGGAAAAATTTATTCGCGATGGAGTGAAACGCTTGGGCGGCGTCGCGTATAAGTTTACGTCGCCGGGTAACGTTGGAGTGCCCGATCGGTTGATTCTTTTTCCGGGCGGGCGGATCGTTTTTGTTGAGGTGAAAGCGGAGGGCGGCAAGTTATCCGTGATGCAGGAGCGGCAGATCCGCCGGATCCGATCCCTCGGTTTTCCGGTTGCCGTGGTTGAGGGGATCAGCGAGGCAAAAATATTCTTGGACACGTGGGGGAAGGCAATATGAAACCAAACCGCGAGGACATGGCGCAAGCGGCGCTGACCGTTCAAAGGTATTGCGAGGAGCATTTCAAAAATGACGGCCCGTGTGATTGCCCGTTTTCGATTTGCATCGAACGTCTTTATATATGTCGCCTTGCGGGTGTGCTTTATCCGAAATGGGGGTATCTTGAAATTTATCTTCGGACGAGGGGGCTGCGAAAGGGAGGCGATAACGAATGAAATTTACCCCGCACCCATATCAAAAGTACTGCATTGACCGGCTGCTTGCCAACAATGCGCAGGGCCTTTTCCTTGATATGGGATTGGGCAAGACGGTGATCACGCTGACGGCGATCAATGAGCTTAGATATTTCCGGTTCGAGATCGCGAAGGTTCTTGTGATCGCACCGAAGCGCGTGGCTGAAACAACGTGGACGTCGGAGGCTTTGAAGTGGGATCACCTGAAGCATCTTCGTGTCGTCCCGGTGCTGGGCAGCCAAACGAAACGGACGCGGGCTTTATATACGCCTGCCGACGTCTACGTGATCAACCGGGAAAATGTGAAGTGGCTTGTCGAGTACTATAAAAACGATTGGCCCTTTGACATGGTTGTACTGGACGAGCTTTCGAGTTTCAAGAATCACACGGCACAACGCTTCAAAGCACTGCGGGCGGTACGCGGGCACATATCCCGGATCGTGGGGCTGACCGGCACGCCGGCGCCGAACGGACTGATTGATCTTTGGGCAGAGATCTATCTGCTTGACCGGGGCGAACGGTTAGGGCAATATATCACGCATTACCGTGAGAGGTATTTCGTTCCTGATCAGCGGGATCGTGACAGGATCTTTTCATGGGCGGCGAAGAAGGGGAGCGAGCAGGCGATTTGGTCGAAGCTTTCCGATCTGTGCGTGAGCATGAAGGCGGAGGATTATCTTTCCTTGCCGGATTGTTTGATGGATATTCGACGCGTCCGGCTGGATCTCGCAGCGCAGAAAGCGTACGACAGATTGGAACAGGATATGCTTTTGACTGTGGACGCGCAGACGATCGACGCCGGAAGCGCGGCGGCCCTTTCCGGAAAGCTTTTGCAGCTTTGCAATGGGGCGGTATATGACGATCAGCATGACGTCGCCGAGATCCACGATTGTAAATTGGAGGCTTTCTTGGAATTAGTGGACGAGCTGAACGGATCCCCCGCGTTGGTGTTCTATGGGTACCGGCACGACAAAGATCGGATCCTGAAGGTCTTGTCCGATCGGGGCCTTCGCGTCCGGTTATTGGAAACCGCAGAGGACGCCGACGCTTGGAACCGTCGAGAGGTGGACGTGTTGCTTGCGCACCCGGCGTCATGCGCGTACGGACTCAACCTTCAGGACGGGGGCAATCAGGTGATTTGGTTCGGGCTGACGTGGTCATTGGAATTATTCCAGCAGGCGAACAAAAGGCTGCATCGTCAAGGGCAGCAGCAGAAAGTTTTCGTTCATTTGCTGACGGTAGAGGGCGGCTTGGACGAGGACGTTGCGGCTGCGCTGGACGCGAAAGCGGGAACGCAGGATCGTTTGATGGAGGCTTTGAAGGCAAGGATCGAGAAGGTTCAACAACGAGAGACGAAAGGAGCTGCGTAATGTTTACTTTGGACGTTGAAGATCTTGGCATGTTATATCCGCAGGATCAGGAGGAAAACGAGTACCGTTATATTAGTCCGGCATGGCTGGACGAGATCGCAAAGGGGCTGACGGCCGGAGCGGTTAAGCATCCGGGGGAGACTTGGAGATCAATTCCCTGCGAGGAGCATTTGGCGCGCGCTATGCGGCATATAAATCTTTATCGTATGGGAGATCGGAGCGAGCCGCATTTGATTAACGCGAGTATGCGTTTGATGATGGCGACGGAAACGGCAAAAGCAGCGGAGGGCGAAAACAATGTACGAACGGAGGAAGCCGACGCCGGCACAGATTGACTTTGCACGAGAGCTGATTCAAGAGACGAGAACGGATCCGGAGTGGTGCGATCTTGAACGCATGACTCGGCACCAAGTCCAAGACTTGATCGATTCTTTGCGGTACGAATTGGAGGCGAAAAGACAATGCAGCAGCGCAGGGCGCGAGATCGGAACGTTCGACTGATTGAGTACATGATCTGTCACGAGAAGCAGATTGCGGAAGCCGTCGAAGAAGCGCGGCTTTCCGTTTTCGTAGCGCCGGAGATTCCCAGCGGCGGATCCGCCATTTCCAAGCCGACGGAAGCGCAGGCGATCCGGTTGGCGGACGAGCTGCGCGAGGTGGACGTGGACGGGCGTTCGGTGGAGTGGCCGGAACGTTGGCTTAAAGTCATTTCCGCAGTCCGTAAATGGTGCGGGCGGGATACTATCCGTAAAGAAGTATTTCGTCGTAGGTACAAGGGCGACGGTTATGTTTCAACGTGCCAAGCTATTCACATAGCCCAGCAGACGTATAGTGACGTTCTCGGAAGGATCCGGGATTATGAAGTCAAATGCGCGTGTCAGGCGCAGCTAATAAAAGTTTTTTGATCAAATCTTTATACCGGGTATAACTTCTAAAAATATGTGGTATCCTACTTATAAGCGAGGCGTGAAACTTAGAGCATCGCTACCCTCCTAAAGGTTTTTTCAGTTTCTTCCGCCGGGGTTTCTCCTTTCCTCGGAAAAGCCGTTGCATTTTGCAGCGGCTTTTTGATTGCACACGAAAGGTGGTGACGTTGTCATGAACAGGAAGCAGGAAATTTTTTGCGAAGAATTTGTAAAAAGCGGCAACGCCGCCGAAGCCTACAAGCGCGCGGGCTACAAAGCGTCGAGCGCGAGGTCTGCCGCAAATAGCGCGTCGCGATTGTTGGATAATGTTGGTATTTGTAGCAGAATTGAAGAACTGCGGGCAAAAGCGGAGGACGCGAAGATCATCGACGCGAAGCAGCGCCGGATCATTCTTTCGGAGATTGCCCAGCACGGCAAAGCAGACGTCTCGATCAAGGCGATCGACACGCTGAACAAAATGGATGGAATGTATATAAACAAATCGCAGATCTCCGGCGCGGACGGCGGGCCGATTCAGATCATAGGCTGGGAGGGATCCGGCGATGGAAAATAAGATCACGATCCCGTACCGGCCCCGCCCGATTTGGGAAAAGGAATTGCACCCGGCGCTTGAATCCCACCGCTTCAGCGTGCTCGTGTGTCACCGTCGATTTGGTAAGACCGTCGGCAGCGTGAATCATTTGATCAAGATGGCGATCATGTGCAAGAAGGACGCGCCGAACTTCGCGTACGTCGCGCCTTTCCGCAACCAAGCGAAGCTGATCGCGTGGCAATACGTCAAGCATTATACGTCGGTGATCCCTGGCATGAAGATTAACGAGTCGGAGTTATTCGTAGAATTTCCGACGCAAAAGATCGGCTGGCCGGGCGCGCGGATCTATATCATAGGTGCCGATCACCCGGACGCGCTGCGCGGGATCTACCTCGACGGCGTCGTTCTCGACGAGTACGCGAACATTAAACGCGAGCTATGGGATGAAGTGTTGCGGCCGGCGCTTTCCGATAGGGAAGGCTGGGCGGTGATCATTGGAACGCCGTGCGGGCAGAATCAATTTTTTGAAATGTACCAGCAGGCGCAGCGGGAGCCTTCATGGTATTCCTGCCTTTACCGCGTGGATGAAACGGGCGTGCTGCCGAAAGCAGAGATCGACGACATGACGCGCGACATGACAGATCTCGCGATCCGTCAAGAGTTATACTGTGATTTCTCGGCCTCGGCGTCGGACATTGTGCTGCCGATCGATCTCGTCACCGCGTCGGCTGCTCGTGAGCTTCAGGAAAAAGACGTCAGAGGGCAGCCGGTGATCCTCGGCGTGGATGTCGCACGGTTCGGGGACGATTCGACCGTGCTGACGATCCGTCAGGGGCTATGGTGCAGAGCGCAGAAAGTTTATCGCGGGCTTGATACCATGCAAGCGGCGGAGCGCGTGATCGACGTCATGCGGCAGTATAAACCGACGGCCGTCTTTATCGACGTGGGCGCGATGGGCGCGGGCGTGATCGACCGGCTGCGACAGCTGCGGTATCACGTGACGGACGTCAACTTCGGCGCGGCGGCATCGAATGAACGGTACGCGAATAAGCGCGCAGAAATGTTCTTCGCGGTGCGCTCGTGGATGGAGGGCGGCGGTGCGATCCCACCGGATCCAAAGCTGAAGAGCGAGCTTTCGGTGGTTGAATATAAATTTACGCCGAACGGAAAGATCATCTTGGAACCGAAAGACAAGGTCAAGGAGAAAATAGGCAAAAGCCCGGATATGGCCGACAGCTTGGCCTTGACCTTTGCGCTGCCTGTCTATACGGCGGGCGGCCGGTTGCCGGACGACGACGGCGAAACGTATGACGCTTTAAGAAATTATTGAAAGGGTGAGCAACATGAACGACGTATCAAAGAATTTTGATCTGCAACTTTTCGGGGGCGGCGGTGGCGGTCATACCGAGGTTGTAGAGAAGCCGGTGTATCAGCAGAGCGCGCCTTCGGCGTCGCCGGTTCAGACCGAGAGCGAGACGGACAGCGAGCGGCAGGAGAAGCGGAAGAACATTGCGAAGGCGAAAGGCCGGGCGGCGACGAACACGGGCGCGGGCCTTACGATGGGCACGGCGGCAGCAGCGCTCGAAAACATTCGGAGTTATTTTACAGACGAGAAGAAGAAAACGCTTGGGTGATGCGTTATGGGCATTGACAAACTGATGCAGGCCGTTCTCGCCGATGCGGACACGCTGAAGCGGAAACGGCGGATCATCGAACAAATGTATGAGGAACGGTCGCAGCAGGAGGACACGTGGCGGAAACTATCCCGATACATAAATCCCGTGCGCGGGCGCTTTGACGAAGATAATCGTACGTCGGAAGGCCGCCGGCGTGATTACTTCCTGCTCGATCCGTATCCTATGGAAGCCCACGGCAAATGTGCTGCCGGCCTTCATAGCGGTTTGACGTCACCTTCCCGGCCGTGGTTCGAGCTTGGACTTGCGGACGAGGAGCTGGCGAGTTTCCACACGGTCAAGCTTTGGCTCGACGATTGCAAAGAGATCTTAATGGACGTTTACGCCAAGTCGAATATTTACAATATGCTGCTCCAGCTGGAAGCGGAGCTTGCGCAGTTCGGCACGGCGGCGGCGCTTCTCTTGGAGGACTACAACACGGCGGTTTGGTCAAGGCCGTACACGTGCGGCGAGTACGCGGGCGATGTGGACTCGCGCGGGCGCGTCGTCCGGTTCGCGAGAAAGTTCCGTATGAAAGCTTGGCAGCTGATCGACGAGTTCGGCGAGGACGTTGTTTCGGACGCCGTCCGGAACGCGAACGCGCAGATCGACGACAAGGCAGATTTTGAAGTGCAAGTCCTGATCGAACAGAATCCGAATTATGATCCGGACGTGCTGACAGTTGGAAATTTCCCGTGGAGGGCGTACTACTTTGAGACGACCGAGACGGAGAAGTTCCTGAAGATCTCCGGGTATCATCAGTGTCCTTTCCTTATGCCGAGGTGGACGACGGTCGCGAACGGGATCTACGGCACCGGGCCGGGGCACAATGCGCTGGGAAATTGTATGCAGCTCCAAAAGCTGGAAAGCGTCAATATGCAGCTCCTCGAAAACAGGGCGAATCCGCCGCTGATCGTTCCGGCGTCCGTCGGTCAAGTGAACCGATTGCCGGGTAAGCAGACGCTCGTCCCGGATCCGACAATCGGAAGCGGGATCCGCCCGCTATTCGAGACGACCGGCAGCCGCGAGGACGTTATGCAGGTGATCCAATTCAAGCAAAGCCAAATCGGGGCGGCGTTCTTCAACGATCTTTTCGTGATGCTGGCAAGCGCGGACACGCCGCAAATGACGGCGCGGGAAGTGGCGGAGCGGCACGAAGAAAAACTCCTCATGCTTTCGCCGGTCTTGGAGCAGATGCACAATGAAGTGCTCGCGCCCTTGACGAAGCGCACCTTCGAGATCTGCCTGCGTAACGGTTTATTCCCGCCGATACCGAAGGAGCTTGAAGGGCAGGAAAGCAATATCAAGGCGGAGTTTATATCTTTGCTGGCACAAGCACAGAAGGCCGTCGCTGCACCGGCGATGGAAAAGACGCTGGCGCTGGCAGGAAATCTCGCGGGCATTTCGCCCGATATTATGGACAATCTCGATCTCGACGCCACGATCCGGAAGCACGCGCAATACACGGGCACGCCGGAAAGCATTATGCGCGACGAAGAAGAGGTTTCCAAGATGCGCAAGGCGCGGGCAGAGCAGCAGGCCAAACAGCAGCAGCTCGCCAATATGGAGGCTATGGCCGATCCGCTCAAGAAGGGCGTTGAAGCTGCGCGGTTAATGTCCGAGATCCAACCGGACGAGCGCACGATAGGATCGATCATGGGAGGTGCGTGATTTGAATCCTGATAATATCGCGTACATCATGACGACCGAGAATGGGCGGCAGTTTGTCGCAGAGCTTCTTGATTTATGCGGCGTGGGGGCGTTGGGTGCTTCCGGCAACCACGCGCAGGATTGGTGGAATATTGGGCGGCGATCTGTCGGCGAAGATCTTCTCCGGATCATACGAAACATTCCCGCGAACAGCGAGAAGGCCGACGGTTTAGCGCTTGAATACTTAATGTTGCGGGAGCACAAGAGACGAAAAGAGAGGATGGATGATGATGAATGATGCGGTAGATACGACTACAACGACGGCGGCACCGGAGGCTCCCGAAGTAGGGGCAGCGGGCGGCACGGCACCGGAAGCGGCACAGCCGACCGGAGCGCAGACTATGACGGCAGAGCTGACGGGGACAGCTGCGGCCGGCACGGCAGCAGATAAACCGGAGCAGGCGACTCCGGAAGGGCTGCCGGAGAAGTACACATTCAATCTCCCGGAAGGTCTTTCTATGACGCCGGAGATCGAAAGTAAATTCACCGAGCTTGCGCACTCGATCGGTTTGACGCAGGAGCAGGCGGACGGTCTTGTGAAGCTCCATTCGGATATTATGATGGAGCAGATCAGCCTCGCCGAGAAGCAGAAAAACGCATGGGCGGATCAGTGCACAAAAGAAGGACTTGCCACACCGGAGAAGATGAAGATCGCGAAGCTCGCGGTTGACACGTTCGACGACACGGGAAGTCTGATGAAAGAGCTTTTGGAGAGTGGCCTTGCCTATTCTCCGACGGTTCAGAGGTTCCTGCAATGTATCGGCGGATACCTCGTAGAGGACTCGGCACCTGACAGCAAGCCCGCGCCGCAGGCCAAGAGCGCCGCAGATTTGTTGTTTGGCAATAGCACATATAATTAAAGAAAGGACAGTGGTACTAATGGCAACAGTTGGAGTGAATTTTGTCACCCTGCATGACTGGGCGGCGAGATTCGGGGCGAAGGGCGAATACCTGAACCAGCAGGTCATTGAGCTTCAGGCGCAGACCAATAGGATTTTGGACGTTCTCCCTTTCAAACAGTGTAATGATGGGACGCAGGAGGTCGCGCTTATGCGCGCGGAGCTGCCGGACGTTGCATGGCGTTTGATCAACCGAGGCGTCAAGCCCTCCAAGAGCAAGAGCAAACAGGTGTCTTTCACTTGTGGCGGTATGGAGGCGCTGGCTAAAGTTGACGAGAAGCTTTTGCAGATCAACGGCAACGACAATAATTGGCGTCTGTCGGAGAACGTTGCGCAGCAGGAGGCTATGAATCAGGAAATGGCTGCAACGTTCTTCTAC